CTTCAGCACTAGGTGTTTTCAAAGAACCCTTCAATGGTACTGGGTCTGCCCCACCGCCACGAGCTAGTCTATTGACATCTGGTTCGTTGACATGAGTTGCTAATGGATATACACCTTTGGGGTCATTGAATCCTACTTTTGGATTTGATACCTCTTGAGGTATACCCCCAAAGGTTGACATCATTACAGGTTCTTGAGCATTCTTCCCATCACGGAAAAAACCAAATACCCATGTTCCCTCTACTGGGCCCATAGGTGTAGTACCAATACCATTCATGGCTGCAGAGGTAATCGGTTGACTTGGAGTTGCCCAAGGCAAATGTTCTGTAGGTATACCAACACCCTCTTCTTTGTTATCAGTATGGTATCCAAGTATACGCACTCGACATCTACCCAACTTCAATGGGTCTACTCTATCCTCTACGACACCTTGCCACCAAACAAATTCACCGAACATAATTATATTTCCTTCCTTGATTTTCTAACAGAAATAACCTCTTCCAGACCATCTTTAGTAACTTCAATTTGCATATTATATGACATACTCTTATCTTTATAAAAAATATGTTTAATGGCTGTTATCATATACTTTCCAGTTAAATGTTTATCATCAATTGAATCAGTTTTCTTATCTTTATCTGTAGTTTCTGGTGACGGTAAAACAACTGTAACTGTTTGACCTACACGAAATGCAGAGTTACCATTAACAGTAAGTAAAATATTTATATTATCATAAACACCAACATGACCATTTCTTCTAAGCTTCCATTTCTCTACTTGATTATCATATAAGTCATTTAAATTTTGAGCATACATCTGGTCATGTTTTGGATAAAACTCAACCTTACTATCAATCATGTTACTCAAAGATTTTTCATCAGTTGTTGGATAAGTATTAGCTTCTTCATTTGGTGCGTATGTTATTCTTGGTACGCCGGATGAAAGTGTTTCAACCTCAGAGTTTGATAGTGGAGGAAAACTACCACAATGATTAACCGCAAACCATTCATTAAAACCACCATATTCAAACTGTGTTATTTTCTTTGTAACAATGTCATGTGTAATGAGTTTAGATGCGTAGACACCTCTTTGTGTATTCTTAACTTTATCAAACTGTTTTATAAATTTAAAATCTTTAATTTTTATTTCGAGCTTAGTAACTGCCTCAACACCTGTTGGGTCTTGAACTCTAGGTATCTGTTTGAAGGTAAATACTGGATCAAGTGATGCAAGTGAATCCAAACTAACAAAAAAAGAACCATGAACTGTTTCATAATAAACATAATTCACACCAGAATTTTCATTAGGTATTGCTCTTTTAGTTAACCATAATATTGCATCTAATGGATTTAAATTTGGTATAATAACACGTTCAGTTCTTTCAGTTGGTTCAACAATCAATCCAATTTTATTATCATCATACAAATATGTGCTATATATATCTGAAACAATATCACCAATCTTATCGTTGTTGTATGACTTGGAAACCTTTGAATGAAGACTGCTCATATATGTTTCCGATATCAAATTCAAAGTAAACCTTTGAGCTTTAGGTTGCTTAGGGTCTAGTAAACCTCTAGCAGTTATTGAATTAACATGCATTGGAGGAGGACTTATACTATATTTTTCAGAATCCTTACCATCACCATACCCTGTCATCGCAATATCAATATCAACAGTTTCTTCACCAACAATAGGTAATTTCTGTGGTAGGTTATGAGAATCAACCAATACCATTGTTGCGGTTAGAGCTGGACGAAAAAGATTTTCATATATAGTCAATTCTTGTATATATGGATTGAGGTCATGTTTTCCAGACGCACCACGAATCTCTAATTTTTTAACATCAACATCAGTTGCATTAACTTGTTTTGGCATAATATTAGTCTGCTATAATTGTTTTAAACTCGTTTAATATTTGTGGTAAGTATTCAGCTCTAATAATATTTATAGGTCTTTTTAAATCGTTCATAGTTTCTTCATAAACAAAATTAGTCACAGCAGTAGCACCAGCTACATCTGAATCAACTTCATAACCATCAGTATCTTCATAGTGATGAACACCATTAATATCTGCATACTTCTTTGCAACAAACTTCTGCAAGTCAAAGTATGGTAGAGGCCAATCGTAATATGGATTGGTCATGTAGTTTGCATACATAATTACCCAATGTAATGTAGAATCATTATAAAACTGGTGTGCAAGAGTGTCTGCCCTATCACCATCATTGATAAAGTATTGTTCAAAGAAAGCAGAGTTGATAACATTCATCTTTTTTCTTACTCTAATAAGAACATTGGTTATTGCTTGAACTCGTACATTGGTTTTTTCACCACGAACATCATAACCTATTGTTGGAAAATATTCAAAGTATGCCATTAGAATCTCCTCGCAGAATCTTTAAATCTACCAACGCTTGTGTTACCCATAACATCTTCGTTAGTAATAATTTCTGTTTCTTGGAATGTTAGTTGTAATGATATATCAATAGGAGCTCCACCATCAAACGCCTTCCAGCCTTGTTGTGTGAAATTCGTATTAACTGCTGTACATACACAATATTTTATTTCTGGAATATACGGATTAGTGTCATAAGAATTAGTATCATCAATAGTTAAAAATTCAATTCTAAATTCTTTTGGATAAGCAAACACACCAGATTGTCCTGCACCATTTTTAAATTCAGGTTTTGAATGAGCTCTGAATGAGGTAATAATTTTTTGTATTTCATTGACATCAGGTTGACTCCTTGCTCTTAATGCAAACGTAAAATCAAATGAACGAAATCCAACACCTTGAAATGTTTGTTCCTTATATGGATTAGCCTTTACACCAAAAGTTGATTCAATACTACTTTGAAGACCACCAGAACCAGCAACTGCACCAACAACTGTCCCTGCAATTCCACTAATGCCAGGCAATGCACTTGTTACAGCACCAGCTGCACCACCGATAATAGCACCAGCATTTCCAAGTAATCCAACTTCAGCAGCATCGGTAGCAGTTGCTCCACTTTTCAGAGCACCAAGAACACCTAAGTCTGTTCCTTGCCATTCAACCGATTCATTAAAGACAACACTATTGGGCATATTCAAATAAATACTTTGAACATGATTTTCTATTGAAGCTTCACCTTTTGGTCTAGAAACAAATTCTTTAATAGTTCCTCCTGTGGTAGTTGCCAAAACTTTAACATTATTAACCAAGTCAGCTCCTCTACCAACTATAGCTGTCGCTTCATTCTTTATTACGCCTGGGCTTTCAGCCGTCGCTCTTTTTCCTTCAATAGCTTTTGCATTTCCTGCATCTGCCTTTGCTGCCGCTGCGACCTTGGCCGCTGAACCTTCAACTTGTTCTCCCAATGCTAAAGCATCCGTGACAACAGCATTGGCCGCTTTCTTTACAACACCGTATGAGGCACCTTCCCTTTTGTATATTGAAAACTTAATGGCCTCTGGAGAAAATGGTTTACCCATATCCCGCGGAAATATTAGTGTACCACTACTATTTTCAAACTCTTCTGTAAATTCTGCTCTTGGCATATCTATGTCCTTTTTCTACTTTTAATTAGGGATTCTTTATGTATTACTCTTGTTTGTAGTTTTCTTAAATTACCAGTTACAAATCTTTCAGCTGGTTGGAGTATTGCCTTCTCCCATTCGGTTGGGGGTATCATAATTATTTTTGATCTAATATGGTTTCTTCTATACCTATGTAATGCTATCTTTGCAAAACGAAACTTTCTTTGTTTTAAGATTAATTGTCTAAACATCTTAACACGCAATCTGGTATCATCTTGAATTTCTTCTGAATCAAAAAATCTTTTCATATCTTCAAATAATGGTGTTCTCCAATCTGGTATTACTGGTATGTAATGAAAATTAATTCCTTCAAATACTTGTCCTCTTTTACGAAGCACAAAAATAAGAGGAAAACGGTCATAGAGTATATTACTAGGGTCAGCAAGATATTTGAAAAAATACATATTTCCAGATATCAAAGAACCAACTTGATGACCTTCTATTATATTTAGTTTTGCTTTAGTTGCCATTTTATGTATTTATAAGAGATTTAACGGATTCCTAACTCTTTTTCTGTAATAACTACAAATTGCCAATCACGTTTATCTGCATATCTCTTGGCGGCCTTCCATTTTGCCTGATTTACTAGATAAGTCTTGATCTTATTCTTATATGTAATAGTCTGTCTTTTGGGCTTCTTAGGAGGGAAACATTGATTATAGGGTTTTATCTCTATAATATACTTCTTTATCATTCCAGAGCGGGTTATCACCTTGACATAGAAATCCACAAAATATCTTCTTGTACGCTTGTCTATCGGATGATAATAGGGTACAACTATGGTTTCAGAACCCCATTCCAATACATCTTTTTTACCATCTAAATACTTCATATAGATAAGCTCCCAACGTGACCTATGTTCACATTCATGGAGATTTCCCACATATTTATCCTTATTTCTTACCTTATATTTTCCAACTTTAGGGTATTTTTTCATAAATCTCTTATAAATACATTATACGGTTAAAAGTATTTATAACAGGAGTACAATAATGGCGGGTAAATTTTTAGACGATTTTAAATATAGAATGACATCATTCGCTAGGCCGAATCTTTTTGAAGTGGTAATAACACCACAAAACAGAGTATCAATAGCAGGGGTCTTGAATCAAAGAATGACATTTGGATGTCACACAGCTTCAATTCCTGGCATGACTACCGCAACAACTGAAAAGGATGAACATTATCGTTCAATCTCATATCAAAAAATCTATGAAGATATCAATCTCGGATTCTTTGTACATGAAGACATGAAAGAATTAAAAGTGTTCCAAGATTGGATGGAACTAATGATTACTCCACATGATAATCATGTAGGATTTTATGATGATTATGTGGCCACAATAGAAATCAGAAATTTAAATCGACAACAAGGCGTAGCTTTAACTACTACATTACATGAAGCATACCCAAAAACATTAGGAGCTGTGTCATTAGATTATAGTACGAATGATGATATTATGAAAATAGAAGTTGGTATAACATATAGATATTATACACAAACATATGGTGAAAGACAAGAACCTATTGGAAGACCAGCATTTGCAGCAGATAATCCTGTAGAAATTAAAGAGGATAAAGTTAAGGGAACTGGTTCTGGTTCAAGAAATTTAAAAGCTGTCAATAGAAATGAATCAAATAAAGATTTTATGGCAAGAATATTAGGAAAATAAACAACAACATTATCATTTTATATTAAGGAGTTAATGAAATGGGATTACCAAAAATTGCAGTACCAGAGTATAGTTTAAAGTTACCGTCAAATGGAAAAGAAATAAAATACAGACCTTTCTTAGTTAAAGAAGAAAAGATTCTTTTGATGGCTATGGAAAGTGAAAATGAAGATGAAATAACAGCTGCAACAAAAAATGTTATTACAAATTGTGTGTATGGTGATATTGATATAGAAGATTTAGCTATTTTTGATATTGAATATATTTTCTTATGGTTAAGAGCAAAAGCTAAAGGTGAACAAATTGAAATTAATTATAAATGTCCTACTTGTACAGCAGAAATACCTGCTTCAATAAATGTTATGGATATTAAAGTTCAAACAAAAAAAGGGCATAGTACTAAAATTGAAGTGACAGATAGTTTAGGTTTAGTTATGAAATATCCAAATCTAAAAATACAAAATGAAATTCAAAAACTTAATAGTAATGATGAAATTAATGACGTTATACAACTTTTTGAAACTGTAAGATTATGTATCGACTACATCTATGACGCCGAGAAGATGTATTCTAGTAAAGACCATACATCACAAGAGATGTCTGATTTCCTAGAATCTCTAACAGACGATCAGTTTCAGAAGATAGCTGAATTTTTTGAAACAGCACCAAAGTTAAAACATATAATAAAACTAGTATGTAACAACCCAACTGGTACAAAGGGTAAGAAGAAAACAGTTTGTGGGTACAAAGAAGATGTTGTTCTGGAGGGCCTCCAATCTTTTTTCGACTAACCCTCTGTGATAATTCACTTTCCAATATGATTAATACTAATTTTTCAATGATGCAACATCATAATTATTCTTTATCTGATTTAGATAATATGTTACCGTGGGAACGTGAAATATATGTAGCACTATTGATGAAACATATTGCAGAGGAAAACCAAAGAATGGCAGCAAACGCTAATAAAGGAAAAGGTTAATACAAATGGCTGAAGAAAACAACCAGATAGATAGTAAAAATAATCAGGATATTGCTAATAAAGTAGGGGAGAGTGTTGGTAATGTAACTCTAACACCACTACAAAAAATAGCTGCATCTGTGAAAGATGGTTTTTCGTCCTTTGGTAAAAAGGGTGCAGAACAATCAATGGAAGATAAGAAGGTCGATGCCCAACGGATAAAAGACCGTAAGGCAATGAAGAAAACATTATCTGGACTATATAAAAATTCATTGGCTGATAGAGCTAGTAAGAAAATTGCAGGTGCAGCAAAGTCTGGAGTTAAAAATCATTGGGGAAAACTTTTAGCCTTAGGACTATTCCTTATACCTAAAGAGACATGGATAAAAATTGGTGAGAACGCCTTAAAACTTTTTCAATACATGAAGGATTTGCCATGGAAGAAAATATTTAAAGAATTAGGAGATGCTATAACAAGTATAGTTGAATTCTTAATACCAATATTTAAATGGTTTGGTGAAAAGTTATTTGGTAAAAAGGCAACAGAAGATGAATATTTGGCAGCAAAAGAAGCAGGGCCGAAAGAAGGTGAGACACAAGAACAATTTCAAGCACGCCTTGATAGTTTAGGTACTTACAACAAAGAAGGTGAGTTTGAAGGTAAACGTCAAGGTGGTTTGTTTGGTGAAAATCGTGGTATAATGGATATTGTGACGGGATTAGGTGCTCTTGCCCTTATATTAGCTCCCACATCTACATTGTTTCTTGGATTCAAAGCCTTTACAACCACACTTGGTTTAGTAAGAAGAGCACTAGGTAAAATACCAAAACTGCCTGGCCTCAAACCTCCAAAAGTTCCAAAAATTCCAGGCACCGAACAATTAAATAAGGGTTTAAGAAAGCCGCCAAATTGGGATAAAATGTCCAAGGCGGAACAAGTCAAGTATAATCAAAAAGCTGGTGCAAACCCTAAACTTAAAACTGCTGGAGCACCAAAAACTGCTGGAGCACCAAAAACTACTGGAGTACCTAAACCCTCTACTACTGTACCTGGCAAGCCTAAGACACCTAAGCCTGGTCTGTTGATGAAGGCAGTGAAGAAGTTTCCAAAGTTAGCAAAGTCAATGCCGTTTCTTAGAAAATTACCTGTTGTCGGTAAACTTTTTACAGCAGGTGCAGTTGCAATGGCAATAGCTAATGGTGCTGGGAAAAAAGAATTGATACCAATGATCGGTGGACTTTTTGGTGGTGCTGGTGGAGCAGTATTAGGAACTGCTGTTGGTGGAATGATAGGAGCAGCAGGAGGCCCACTTGCATTAATTACTGGTGTACTTGGTGGAATTGGTGGAGCAATGGCCGGTGAAACTTTAGGAACAGGCGTGGCACAATGGTTAATGGGTGAGAAG